CGGATGCACTCCCGAATTGAGAGAGCCCCAAGCGTAAACGTCTGTTTTTGGCTTATTTTCGCCCGATATAACGGCTTTTCTTCTACTCATTGATATTATCTGTCGTTTCTGCTTTAAAGTTGTCCACAGCCTTGTTTTTTGGCTTTTTGCCTACCAACTCAACACCTTTAAAACCGATGTGATATAAGTGCTCGAGCTGCTCCTGAGTTGCCTTTGACAAATGTACGCTAAATTCTGTATTATAAACCGTGCAATCAATGAATTTTTCTTTTACTTTAAACATAAAAACAGATTTTTAATTTAAAAAAGGGAGAGGATAAAAACCCTCCCCCTCCGTATGAATTTCCCCAAAATCCAATAATTAGACTGGAATATTTACTGTCGAAGCTAATGGAATAGCTTGAACGGTACCACGTGAAGTCAAAGTAATAGTAGACTGGTTTTGGTCGTTGATCGCTGTTCCAGTAACCGTTTCGAAGTTGGTCAGCTGAGCAGGGTAAGCAATGCCCAAAGTTGTTAAAACATCTGGAGCGCCCCACATCCAGCGAGTGCCGTTGTTCTCTTCGTGAATTACGATAAAACCGCAGCAACAATCTTGCAGTTCCTTAATAGCCTCTCTCGTTGCCAAAGCGTGGCACGGAAATACAGCAACCAAAGTTTGAGTAATTACAGTATTACAGTTTACTCTTTCGCCAGTTTCCGTAAAGTTGGCAGTCTCCTGATAAGGCTCAAACTCATAAAATTTAGTCGAGCCTACCATTGTGATCGTATCAATCTCGCCAGCCGTGATGTTTAAAGCGGATACGTCCTCTTTCGAAGCGACCCAAAACTTTGCTAAACCACCAGCGCAGGCGTTTGCGCAATCTATTGTTAAACCTGTTGTTAGACAGCTCATATTTATATTTTTATTAGGTTAAAAAATTAGTATGCAACCGTGATCAGGTCTGAATGCTTGTAGTTGAAACCAAGATAAAAACGTGATTTAACTTTCAATTTTTCATCCTCTTCGTCGTGCCAAGCAATTGCCTGATTGATCGGATTTGCAATGTCAGTCCCCAAAACAAAGTTTGTTCTTTCAGTGTAAAGCACAAAGTTAGCATCTTGCACATTCAAATAAGAGTCTGCATATTGCTGCCAGTCGTACATTGGCTTAACCTCAATACCGTTAAACGTCAATCTTTGAGCGCCATTAGTAAGGAGTGTTAAGTGAGCCGCTGAGCTTACACCATTATTTTGCAAATCTTGCAAATATTGTCTGTAAACATTAGCAGAAACCAAAAGAACCTTTTGAGCCTCAGGAACAGCCGCCAAAACATTTGAACTATTTTCCCAAACTGCAGTCAATAGATCGATACCGTCACCAGCTCCGAGCGGAGTGCCTGAGTTAGAATTGATATAAGGAACTAAGTTGCCAGCAACCAATTGCGGAATATAAACAGACCACATACCGTCAGTAATGTTAACAGCATCGTCCACGCTTGCTTTGTTACCAAAGAAAGCAACTTTAAGCATCTGTTTGCGCAAAGCCTGCACCATACGAGTCATTAATATCTGCATAAAGATAGTGCCCTCTAAGTTGCTGCTATTGCTGCCAGCTTTAAGCTTTTGCTTATAAACAGTTCCTACGAATTCATCATAACACAATTCGAGGTTTACTTTGATTTCGTCTACTTCGATACATCTTTCAAACAAGCCGAGCGAACCTTTTGGAGTCCAACCACAACCGCCTGACAGCTGCATAATATCCTCCATTGCGCCAACGTAGCCAATTTGTTGCTTATTGTTTACGAGTACCATTGTCTCGAAAATGTCTTCTATTTCAGCGTCAAAAAATACAGGTTTAAAAAGCATTTCCTGCGCCTGAGTGCCTACAAGTCCTATTCTGAACTGTCCAGCTTCAAAAGTTGCCATATATTTAAAATTTTGATTTGTGAGTTAATAAATTAAACAAGTGTCCAAGTTACTGTCAAAGTAATAGAACCTCCGTCGCTTACAAAGTTAATATCGCCAGTCTGAGCACCTGCTCCGAGATTGCCGTCAGCAACCGCAGACAAAGTGTACTTGTTGCCAGGATAAATTACGCCTGCAAATTGTGGAAGCGTCGCAGTCAATACGTCAGCTACTGGAGTAGCACTTGCAACGGTCAAAACTGTAAAGCCTGTATTGTGCAATTCAACTTGAAAAGGAATGTCTGCACCGTCTGGGAAAGTTCCGAGCGCCAAAGTAGTAATACCAAGAGCACCGCCAACGGCTGAAAGCGATAAAACTGGATTAGCCAGAGCCTCAGTATCAATAGACAAATTTCCGCCGTTATATGCAAAGCTGAATTTCTTAGTACAATCGCAACCGAGCAAATCGCTTTCTCCGATGCTGATCTCGATAATTACTGACCAGTCTGAGCCGTTAAGACCACTTACATCAAGTGTAAGCTCGTCAACTACACCAGTGCCAACTGCAGTAACAAAATTACCTTGACCGTCTGTGATTTGAACTTTGACATATTTTGTATCGTAGTCATCAGTTGGAGTGTTAAACTCGATTGTAGTTACACCTTCAACGGTTGACATATCCAGATCAAGTTGAATATCGCAGCAACCGCCACAATCCTCAATTTTTAGGATTTCAGCATTGGCAGCATTAGCCAAAGGATTTGTGCGAGAGAAAAAGAACTCCTCAGAGTTCCCCTCTTGAAAAAAGTTTTCTTTATTGAATGGCATTTTATGTTAATTTTTGATAAGTGAATTAATAAATTTTGAAGCCTGCAAAATTTGGTCCTGAGTGAAACCGATTTCCGCAGTTTTTTCCGCTTTTACGTCGCTTTTATAGCTAATTTTCGCCTGAATTTCAGCCTCCAAAGCTTCGAGTTTGAGTTGTTTTTCCTCGAGCTGTTTGTCCAGAGCATCAATTTTTGCCTCCAATTCGGCTGTGTCGTCGCTCTTAACTTCCTCTTTTGCGTCAATGGCTGGCTCTTCGGCTTTTTCCTCAACAACGGGAGCCGTCTCGACTTCCTGCTCAGTTATTTCTGCCTTAAAACCAAACATATTAGCGAGCTGCTGAAGAAAAGTCTTTTTTTCAACTTGCATACTGTTTTTGATTTGATTTGGAATGTTTTTAAATTTTGCCTCCGCTCTAATCATTGCGTAGGTTTCTTCATATATAGAGTGTTCCTCTTTTTTTTCTTCTACTATGCTGTCAATAAAACCCATTTCGAGCGCTTCCTCAGCAGTCAACCAAGTTTCTGCCGCCATCATTTTTTTAACTTCCTCTAAGGTTTTCTCTTTGCTGCCTCCGATTAGCTTTCCTTTGCTTTCGAGCTGAGCCGTATAAATCGCAGCCATTTGTTCGTCAAACATTCTTAAAAGCTCGATTGTCTTTTCAAGTTCAAAGACGTTGCCCTCAACTCCGCCCCAGCTGTTATGCATCATAAAAAAGGAGTTTTTTGTCATTTCCTTTTTCTTTCCTGCCATTAAGATAATAGTCGCAGCGCTGGCAACAATCCCGATACCTCTGGTTGTGGTTTTACCTGAGTATAAGGCGATCATTTCAGATATTGCCATTCCCTCAATAATAGATCCGCCTGAGCTTGATATATTGATAAGCACGTCCTGACCGCCAGCCTCATTCAAAGCCTTTTTAACCGTGTCTTTCGTTTCGGTGTCTTTGCTGCCTATTGTGCCAAAAATGTTTAATTCAAACATTGATTTATAGATTTTGAACAAAAATAAATACTCATTTGCTCACAAAAAAACGATAAATAAAAAAACCGCTACCCAGTTAAGGATAGCGGCAAACTTAAAAAACTAATGGAATTGCTACATACAAAGACAAATATAAATCTTTATTTCAGATCATAGCGCCAAAGCTTATTTTTTTCAATTACTGAGATTAAAATTTCTGCATATTTTGGATGAGTTGCATATCCGCATTTTTTCAAACCTCGTGCCCAACTTTTATAATCAGTCCTTTTAAGCTTTGTCAGGTGTCTGTAATGCCTTGACGTTAACAGTCTGGAATGATCACGATATGACCACCACGCTGAGCGATAAACAACAAAGCGATCTTTCGGAGTGTCGTCTTTGTAAACTGCAAATTTCTCCTTTCTGCCTTTATGCCATTTGACCCCGAAATGGTTATTGTGCTTTTTAGCCAGACTTGATCGTCCGCAGTTGCTCTCGATTATGCCCTGAGCCAAAGTTATACTGACTGGAATATTATAGAGCCTCGCTTCCGTTTGCGCTGTCTTTAAATACCTTTCGATGTATTGCTCAATGTGATTTTTTGGAGGTTGCTTTTTTAGAGCTGGAAAGGTTGCCGCCGATAATAGCAGCGCTGTTAAAATTAAGATTGTCGATTTCATAGTGTGTGTTTAAAAGTTGTTCATTGAGTTGTTTGATTACGTCTTTAAATGTAAAAGGGAAACAAGTGTATTCCCAAAGATAGAACTCACATTGTTCATCTGTCCAGTCGGGTTTAAAATGTTTTACCCATTCAATGTAAGTCATATCATTTGCCATTGATAATGTTAGCTCTGTCATTGTTTGTTTGTCTTAAAGTTTTAAAAATTGCTGTCTTTCCAGCTGTCAGGTACTTCTATACCAATGAGGTAGATTGTTTTTCTTTCTGTGTATCCTTTCTGGAACTCTACCAAAACCAAGTATCATTTGTGTTCAATACTTACTTCATACCCTAAATGCTCAAGTATCTGTTTTACAATACTTTTAGTATCTGTATTATGATTTTCAAGTTTAACACTATTAACTGTTGTTATTATACCGCAGTCATAGCAACAACCCTCAGCACAAGTGCTATCATAAAATTCTAAAGTGATATTAAGGTTTTTTGTAGGTTTCATTGTAATATTTTTTTCCTAATTCTTTAAAATCTCCATAATTACAAGCATCTACAATCTGCTGTTTTTCCATTTCTTTAGCTTTTTCAATTATTTCATAAGCTAAATCAAGATAATCTATTCCATTATCTGTTAATTCATCAATTAACCATTCTACTGCTGTCTGTTTCATTTTAAGGGTTTTATTTCCGTAATGGAGTCGTGAACAAAAAATATTTTTAAAGTGTCTGAGCCATTGAAAGGCTGCTCGGGTGCCTTGTATTCCTGCTGAAACTCGCAGCGTAATAATTGCCATACCAAGATAGCCAAAACTATTACTATTATGATATCTTTCATAGCTTAGTAACGAAAGGAAAGTATTGAGAAACTTGTTTTCGGGTTCTGCGACAGATAAACGCATCTTTGTGCGCTCGCTTCCACGTGGTAAGCATTATTTCTGCTTCTTCATAAGTATCGTAAACAAACATAATCCTGTAAAGGCTATCTGTTTGTTCGACCATTGCCTGATCAAGTGTACACATAGCGAGGTGCTCGGCTCTGATATATTGAGGTGTCTTTGTGCTCATAATCTGGATGCAATACAAAGTGTCCGAGCTTTGAGCCATTGCGCTAACTGAAAGCGCCAGAATAAAAAATAAAGTTTTCATAAAATAAGGTTTAATAAATGATAAAAAGTGTTTAGAAAGGAAGCTCATCGACATACTCGACCAACTTCGCTAATATTTTTCTTTCGAGTTCGTCCCTATCTGCATTCATATACACCGCAGCCGCTAAAGAATTTTTCATTTTGTAACCGTTGACTTTAAGCTCAGTTATTAAATGCTTAGTTGTCATATTGACAAAGTTTTCGTCTGGATGCTTAAAAAAGTCCGCCCTTGCTTCGACGCAATACTCAAAGCCAGATGCATAATGATAAAACAAAACTTCGCTATGTACAATATTTGGGGCGATCAATCTGTCTCTCGGTATAAAGTGCCTCAAATTTTCGCCTTTAAAAGTGTACTCAATAATAGCACGTTTGTTGAGGCTCTTCTCGTGTGTCAGCTCCACAACCTTAACAAAAAGTAATTGATTGCTGTATCCAGTTTCGAGTGAATGGTGTGTGATTTCTGCGAATGCAAACATAGAAATAAGGTTTTTAAGTTTTAAAAGTTCGGTTTTGAGGTTGACCGAAAACCTTTGATGTTTTATTTAAGTTTATTTTTTTTGAATTCTTGAGCTTTTAATTCTGAAAGTTCTGCAAGGTTTTCAGCTGTTTCAAGTGGTAAACCTTTATTTAACCAGTGTCTAACAATATTCTTTTTTAATGTTCCTACTAACATTGAATTCATACCGTATTCAACTAAAGGATTAAGAAAAGTAAGTTGTTGTTCTTTTGTCATTGTTTTAAATTCTAAAGTTGTCATAATCTTAATTTTTTGAAGTTTAAATAATTCCCTTTCGTTGTATGTTGATACAAAGATAGAACTACTTATTTAATAAAAAAACATTTTAGCAAAAAACTTTCTGAAAATTGTAATTTTTTTTTCATTTCGCCTAAAAATCGAAGTGATTTGGCAAAAAATACCCCGAATGATTGCTCAATATGTTATAAATTGCCGTT